CTGCCTTAATTCCGTAAAGAGTAAAAGTAGAACCAATAGCCATATTTCCTGATGCTGGAAAAACTTCTAAGGAATCAATAGCAGAAGTACTGCGCCATAAATCGACAAACAATTCAACCCCTGTTGAAGCATTATTAGTCCTAGCAAGCATTGTTTTGAATACATTTGCGTTTGAATAATTAAATACATTTATAACAGAAATTGTTGAAGTTGTCGTAGTTGGTGAAGCATTATCACTAAATCTTGCACGACTTAAACCACTTCCTCTTGTGCTAGTTGCACTACCACCACCATTACCACGTAAAACAGTATGAGAATAAACTGATGATGAGTCACCATCAAATCTTAAGTACAAATCATCATTTATGCTATTTGATAAAACTTGCACAACAAGAACTAAATCTGTGTATGTTTGTGGGATAGTACTAAAAGTTACAGAGTTTGATGCTGTTCCAAGTGTTGTTGTTGCTATCGGTTCGTATGTTTTAGGCATTTACGCTTTCACCCCATACAAAGCAAAAGAAGAATACTGTGCCAAATTATTAACTGCCGCAGTTAAAGTTAATGAACTTACAGCAGTAGCGCTACGATAATTACCTGAAACTAAACCAACCTCAGAAAAAGAAGCAGAATTTTGCTCAGCACCAGACAAAATTCTTAAAGTTTTGAATTTATCAGTATTTTTGTAATCTAAAATATCAATAATAATTGGGCTAAAAGAACTTGCTGTGGAACTTGCCGCAAGAATACCACCAGAATACATATAAGTTTGAGAAACACCATTATAAGAGGCAGCACTTGACCCACTACCATAAACTGCGTGATATGAATAATTACTACCAGTATCAGAGTTCATAGTGATATATATGCCTGAATTGACTTCGGTTCTTGTGCTTCTAGCAATACCACGAATTTGTAAATGTGTATATGTTTGTGGAATAGAAGTGAACGCAATACTTGGGACAGCAGAACCAGCAGTAACAGTTGCAATAGATTCAAAATCACCTGGAAGTGCTACACCTGCACCTAAACCATAGGCGCGTGCTGAAGCACCAGCAAAAGAACCAACAATAGGCATCTATGATTCCCTTTTATTTGAACTGGGTTTGCGAAGCCAGAATCTTATAAGTCGGAGTCGCTGCAGTTTTTATGATCGTAAAAGAATAAGCATCAACAGATGAAGCATTTCCTGCTGTTGGGGCTACACCACCTTGCCAAATCGGTGTTCCTGCTGTTCCATCTATCTGGTACGCAGTTGGATAGTAGGCTGTTGATCCATTTGTGTTCAGGAACACATGAGTGACAGCATCATTGGTTTGAATAAATGAACTTGCCGTCAATGTTGAACTACCTCTAAAATTAAGAGTGAAATTTGCGCTAGCGTTTGAAGTGTAATAAGTCACTGATGTATTTGCGATGTCGCAAGTGACGGTTCCAGTCGCTGCAGTAGCAGAAATTGTTGCTGTTTCAGAAGGAGAAATTAATTCGGCTCGATAATTATTGAGGTATGCGTTTGTGTCAGAAGCAGTTAGCACTTCTCCTGCTGTAAAAGTTTTACTTGCCATTTAGAACCCTAACCTATCGTCATCTAGTTGCCCAAAGACAGAATCATCTAATACAAAATTAGCATAGTCTAATGTGCTCAATCTTATTGTAACGGAATGTGAGATTGAATTTGTTCTGTGTTGGATTCCGGTGATTTGTGCGTATTTGTTGATCTGTGATCCGATGTTGTTTGGTGTGAATTTGACTTGTATAACATCAGTGAGTTCTAGCGAAAGCACGTTGTTTTGTTGTGCTGTGCTTAGGTTTGCCATTTCTAATTCGAGTGCTTCAAATCTGTATTCTGGTTCTGAGTATCTTGTTAAAAGATATTCGGCTAGCAGATCTGCGTCTGCGTCTGTGTTCAGAAGCAATCCGTCTTGATCTAGTGTTGATATTCCGTATTGGTTTTGTGAGTCTGTGTCGTTGGCTACTTGGGTAGTTCCGTTCAGCCGTGTGACGGTTATCCGATTGTAAAGTTGTTCCGATCCGTAAACAACTTGCAGGTTGTTAAATGGGATGCCTGTGCCGTCATCTGTGAATGCTTGAATGCCTGATGATGAGAGTGGTTGCACTCTTTCTTGGAAGTTAAAATAACCGTTTTTGCCAATAAATATTGCTCCTGGTTCGGAGAAGTTTACGATCTGCAGATAATCCAAGACGTTTGTTCCCTCGTCCACCACATCTGCTTGTAGTGTGGCTTGTCCTGTGTCAATCACTCTTGAATCTGCAGGCCATGCAACTTCGCTTCTATCGAGCACGGCTGTGATTCTTGTTCCTGTTAATTGACTGATCGCTGTGTGAGCGCTGAGGCTTTGGGTTGCAAGCAAGGTGAATCCATCTGAGGCGATCGCTACGGCTTGGTTATCTCCACTTGGCTGGTATAGCAAATTCCAGTCGTCAATCAATCCTTGGAATACTGCTGTTCCGTTGCTTCGGATTCTTATTTCTCTGTGTGGGATTATTTGTCCATAGTATGGGCTGCTTGTGTTTAATGGATCAAAAGTTCTTGCTCTGTTGTCTAGAAGTGCGCTGGCTTGTCCTGCGCTGTATCTATCTAGTTCTCTGCTTTTTCCTCTATCAACTTGCACGCCTAATAAATATTGACTTACGTCATAAAACAATGATCCACCTAAAACAAATTCTGTGTTGTCTAGCACGCCTTGAACTGAATCGTCTAATGTAAAAAATGGTCCACCTAAACTGGATAAATCAAAACCAATTTCGACTGTGGTATTTGGTACGGTCATTTATGCACTCGCAAAAACTGGTCCGGATGATCTTTCAAATCTTTTGATTGCGTCCACAATTTCTTTTCCTACTTGTGATCCGTTTGTTCCTATTCCTGCGTTCACTGTGATGTTGTATGTTGCACCCATCATTTTTGATGTTTTGCCTGTAAGTGGAACAACTGCTTCTGGTCCTGCTTCACCGATCAGCGCATTTGTTGGTCCTGTAACAATTCCTCCTTTGGCCAATCTTGAGAATCTTGCTAGACCGTATCGTCCTGATTCATCTGGGGGAAGCACAGTTGATATTTTTCCTGTGTTTTGTATTTTTGTTCCGGCTGTTGTTTTTGTTGATGTTTTTGGCTCTACTACTGGCGCTGTGAGACTTGCTCTTAGTCTGTCTAGTTCGGCTCTTGCTGCTTCCAGTGAGGCTTTGATTCCTGCGACTAATGCTTCTCCTTGTTGCACGCCTTGTTGGTAGAAAGTTTCGGCTCCTAGTTGTCCTACTGTGTTTGCCACTGTGTTTATGGCTTCTAGGAGTGTGTTGACTTGGTTTACGATTGTTGATCCACCTGATATCAGTTGATCTGCGATCAGGGATCCTGCTTCAAACCCACTGTCTAATAATTCTCTAATTCCTCTTTCAGACAATCCAAGTTGAATCAATTGTTTTATTTTGTCAGCAAATGTTGTTGCTTTCTCTGCCTGACTTGTTATTGATGCTAGGAAGTTTCCTGTTTCAATTGCTGCACCAAAGTCAACTACGTCTGTTACGGATCCTGAAATCGTGTTTTTGAGATCATCGAATTTTCCTTGAATTGAATCTAGGGCTGATTCTGCTTTGTTAAACGAGTCTTGTAGATTATTGACAATTGATTCTTGCACTTTGATGTTTGCGTTTATCAGAGACTTTTGTGCGTCTGTTAATCCTTTAGTTGCTTTTGTGGCTTTTTCTATTGTTGGTGTTAATCCTGCTGTTGCTGATTTGGCACCATAAACTTTTTCTGCAAGGAGTTGGTATCGATCTCCTGCAATTTTATTAGCATCGGCTAAATCTGATACTTCTTTTCCTGTTTCTCTGGCGATCGTTATGTATGCACCCAGGATTGGTATTGCTGCAATTATGTCTTTTATTCCGAATCCTTTTGGCAGGAGTCCTGCTTTTTTGGCTGCGTCTACAAAAGAATTTCCTAAGTCGTACATTCTGTCGGTTAAGGTAATTGTTCCAATAATTACATAACCAATTTCGTCTGCAATAGTGAGAAGTGCTTTTCCTGCTTTGTCTGCTGCTCCTCCAGAACCAAAAGCATTTTCCAAGGCTGTTATGAACGCAAATCCTATTGTTTCTTTTGCGTCCTCAACATATGCTGTAAGTATTTGAACTTGTCCGGCAAAGGTTTGGGCTGCTGCTGCTGCTTGTCCTGTAAATTTGTTTGCAAGCACTCCGGTGATTGTGTCTAAATCTTTTGTTTCTAATACTGTTTTGCTTAATCCAACACCTAATCTTTGTAGTGATGTGAATTGCCCTCCGGCTGCCTTTGATAAGGCAGTGGTCACACTTTCTAAATCTCTACCTGTTCCGGCACTTATGTCAAGCGCTAACGTCAAAAGTTTTTGTGATTTTTCAACATCGCCA